TCCTTGTCTATCTCCGAGAGCCAATCCTGTGACAGATGTACCAGCTGTTACATAACAACCGTATGTTTGTCCAAGATAGAAGTATGAACCATCGTTAGTCTCAATAACAATAGCCAATTGTTGAGATTGACCAAGTGTTTTAAGGATATTACGCTTAGCTTGGTCAAGTTTCGCAAAGAATGTAACACATTCTCCTTGATAGAAAATTGTACCATTTTCAAGTGATGCATTCACGGATTCAGTGTGCTGAGAAGAAGTTCTTATCAATTGAAATTCGTAAAATGTTCCCGAACCTGAAATCTGCGTAATTGTGTCACCAGTACTCTGTGTGAGAGATGCAATGTTTGTGTAATCTGTAATCCACATTGTCTTAAGACCACCGACATTATCTCTACAACCTAGTGCTATACCAGCCGTTAAATTACATGCCATTTTATAATGATTTAATTTAAATGTTTATTTTTTTAATAAGAAGGGGACAATACCCCTTCTTAAAATATTAAGCCAATCCGTTAGTTACAAAGAACTGAGGGAATGCAACTTGTGTTCCCAATTTCCAAGCCGACATAATTCTTACTTCTTGGAAGTCTTGAGACCACCATGCTCTGAAGCTGTCCTCATCAGATGTAAGGTCAGTTCCAACGAGCATATACTGCATTGGTCCAATTACAATTAAATTTGAACCATTAAGTCCTGGTACACCAACAACTTCATAGTTTGTTTGTGGGTGGAAAGTAGTGAATACTTGACCAAGAGTTGGTTCAGTGAAATGGAAGTTATTAACATTTCGGATGGACGCCAAATAACACTTAAATTGTTGTTGAGACATATAGATTTTGATGTCATCTCTATCGTATACATTTCTATCAAGTGAATTGATAAGGTTGTCAATCTGAGCCAATACATTGTATGCTTTCTCAGGAGCTGTTGTACCTGTAACAGAGCAAAGAGCTGTTTGACCAGTCAACTCAACCACCGCACCTGTGTTTGCAAAGATTTGTTTGAAACCACTAAACGCAGATGTTGCGCTAGATGCATTCCAAAGGAGGTCTTCATTATATCTCTTGATTTGTCTTGTTTGCAAATCAACGATTGCTTGCTCGAATGGAGCTGTTTCATTGTATGAACCTGCGTTCAAATATTGTCCAAGCCACAGAGTATTAAGCTCTTGTAAACATAAACTCTGATTTACCTTTAATGCCTGAACTGTAACTGGAGATACAGTAAATGTTACTTGACCGTCATCGTTCCAACCACAAGTTGTACCTGTTTGAACAGCCAATGTTTCAGAAAGTAAGTTAACATTTTGTGTTCCCTTGATTCCTGGAATCACATTAACATACTTCATTGTAACAGGAGTAAGTACTGCTTCACTGATGATGTCAGCAGAAAGTTGGTCTACATATGTAGCCAATCCACCTAAGTCATAATTGAAATTCAGTTTTTTCAAATTGTTTTTCATTTCTGATATGATTTAATTTTGATTTTGAATAAGTGCTTCTCTCAATTTTTTGAAACCTTCGTATTTTGTATTGAGAGGGTTTTTATTCTCGTTTATTGTTTTTTGTGTGTAGATTTTTGAACCTGCTGGTTCCATCGAAAACTTATGGAATTTCTCCTCAAGTTTTTCAATTTTTGCAGTCAAGGATTCGAGTTTAACCTCATAATTCTTAATTGCTTGAGAGAACATTGTTGCGATTTCCATCATTGTTTCCATCTCTTCAACATTTTCTCTTTCGGTGATTTTGCCGTCTTTTGTGATAAATCTGATTTTATTCTCATTACCACTTGAGTCTTTTAACACAACTTGATGTTCTCCATCAGGAGCTGGTTTCTTTGACCCATCTTCACCAAGAACCATCACTTCTTCACCTACATCAAAAGTCTTAGATTCAACTCTAACACCTTGTGCTGTTTCAGCGATTGTAAAAGTTTCTTGATTGTCAGCAAATCCTTCACCTCTTTTTTTGTCGTCAGCCATAGATTGAACACCTTCAATTGCTCCACCTGTAATTGTAATTACTTTACCATCTGCGGTTTCATAATTTCCATCACTTACTGCGGATAAAGACCCGTCATATCCGACCTTCTTGATTAGAAGCCCTACACTAGGCTCTTCTCCTTCAAGTCTCAATACAGACCCGTCTTTCAATTTGATGTCTCCAAATTCCATTTCAACTGACATTTCCTCTTCAACGGAACCTTCTTTTTCGATTTCGACTTCAGTTTCCATATCTCCGACTTTAATCTTTGATACTTTACCTTCTTCGTCAACTTCAATTTCAGTTCCGTCTTCGAGCATATGCATTCCCGGAGGAGCGGGAATCATACCTTCTTCTGTTGCAACATATACGGTAGCTCCTATTTCCAATTCTCCTTCCATTTTAATCGCCATTCCCTGTTCGGTTTTGCCTTCATAAAATTTGTCAGAGGTTAGACCTAAGACCTTCGCTATTTTTGCGAGTGCTTCTTTACTAGTCATCGTTGATTGATTTTAGTATTTGCTTTATTTGGTTTATTGTTTTGTCTTCTTTCGAGAAAACTGATTTCTCTGCGAATAAACCTTCAACAGAAAAACCTGTGAGTTCTTTGGACTTAATCATCTTCCATACTTTTGGGTCTTCAACTTTCATTGAAACATACCAAGTTCCAGCTGGTAAATTAAATCCATAGGAAGCTGACTTATCTCGTTCTGGGTCCTCACTAACCCAAGATTCTGTTACGAATACTTTATCAGCACCTAATTTTTTTCCATCATGTTCTATATTAGTTTCATCAGTTCTTTTTTGTCTCATAAATTTCTCTGCCATCTTTCTAATAGATGCCTTTGAGAAAAATACATAATAGAGATTACCCATAGAATCGTATCTATGAATCATTCTATTTGGAACCATCGCTGCACCTACAATAACTTTTTTCTCATCATCATAGAACATTAATTTTCTTCCATCGGCTTTAACACCACCCCATCTTTCGATTTCACTTAATGAAAGACCTTTTGGAGTTTTGCTCATTTTTTCTAATTGAGCTAATTTTCTTTCAGCCCACTTAAGACCAGCTTCACCACCCCATGCATCATACATCAATTTTCCACAACCATCTTCATAAGTCTTTGAACTTGTCAAATCTCCTTTATGTCTTGAGAGATAGGAATACATACGCTTAATTGTATCAACCGAAATTTTCTCACCTTTTGCAAGTTGAGATGCTCTTTGTTTTCCAACACCTGTTCCACAAGAACCCCAACCATTTTTTTCTGCATGTCTTACAGCTCTCTGTGCAGCTTGTTTAACTCCATCAGGATAGTCTGAGATTGAATCTGCGAAATCATCTTTGGTCATCTTAATCGGAACACAATTTGGAACTTCTCTACCATCTACTATTTTTGTTGCAATTGCTTCATATCCTTCCCAACAAGCATCTTCCAAACCTTTTTTTTCAGCGAAAGAATATTCAGGTGCAAAGATTGAACCATCACGAGCTCTACCTGGCTCCCAAGAATCAGGAGAAGGATTTAGAACCGTTGCATCGTTTCTCGTATCAAGACCTACAACAACTGTTTCATCTTTCAAACCTTTTGTGGAACTACCAGAGTTTCTAATTGGACTATCTTCTTTAGCATAAAGTAATCTTACCCATGCATGTCTGCAGTTATAAGAACCTCTATACATAAAAATGGAATAAGTCCCGAATTCAGGATTTGATAAGGCTTCAATATCTTCAATTCTATACACTCTATTTTTAGCCATCATATCAGCACAAAACTTTCTGTTCTTGTCATCACGAGGACCTATATACTTATAACGAACAAGATAGTTCCCTGAATCCAAAACAGATTCTGCATTTGGATTTGAAAATCTTTCTTGTTGCATTCTATGAACTTCCATCGGAGTAATCTTGTCAAGTCTTACAACTCTATAACCTTCCTTCAAAAGTTTGGAATAAGGTTCACCAAGTTCATCCAATTGTGGATTATGTGAACAGAAATCTTCAGATGCAATGGTATAAGGGGAATCAAGTTTTTCAACTTCTTCCGCTTTGAAAGCCAGCCAAGTTTCATCATGTGCTGGTCTTGAGACTAGTGAAATAGCTTCAATTCCACTTTCGTCAAATTCGTCATCAATGAATAACTCAACGATTCTTGTTGTGCTCATAACTATAAATATTTGTATATCAAAAAATTCCCACTTTTTAGATAAGAGAACGGGATTTTATTATTCTATCGAATTGTTGTTGGTTTGAAACTTCTGTTGCTGTTACATAAGTTTTAATTGGAGTTTGTCCAAATGCTGTGGATACAGCATCAGCAATCGTTTCATTTTGTGATTTGAATGGTGTTGTTCCTTGATTAACCAATCCACCCGCAGCAAATGCTGGTAAATTTTGTGCTGAATTAATTGTTTCAAGTAATGGTTTAAATGCTCTTGTGCTTCTCGCATTGACAACATATTCTCCATCAGAAAGTAGAGCCATAATATTGTCACTAGTTTCACCACCCGGTCCATTTACCATTCCACCTTGAGCTCTTCTCGCATTAACATTAATTCCCCCTGTATTTACAACACCTCCACTTCCTCCCATACCTGGTGCATTTGGAATAGGGGTTGCAGCAATTCTTCTAACATTAGATAAACCATTTATGATAATTGCTGCGGCTTTTAGAGCTTTGAGAAATGCTGGTGTCAATGGGTCAGCTAAAACTTGGTTTGCTGCAGCATAGGTATTGATGGTTGCTCCAGCAATTGCTAAAGCTTTACCCGCTCTTGATTGTTCACCAGCTAATTGTGCAGATGCGGTAAATATATCCCCAATCGCTTGGAATGTTTCTGTACGAATTTTTAATTCATCTAGCTGTAATTGTACTCTAGCATCTCTATTCTTCTTAAGGAACTCTGTATATTCAGCTTCAGTTATTTTCTTTTCTGCGAATAATTGTTTGTATCTCTGTTCCTCTTGGTCATAAAGTTCTCCTAATTTATTGTAGTATTCTTCTTGATATGCGAAATCTGCACCGAATTGAAGTTGTAATTCATTTAACTCATTCTGAAATCTCTCTTGATTGAGTTGTTGAATTTTCTGATTTGTCTCTTCAATTATTCTGAGTTTTTCACCCTCTGTGTAATTCGTGGAATTGACTACTTCATCTGCGAATTGTCTATATAATTCAATCTGAGCTTCAAAGTTTCCTCTGTTTGCAGAAATAGCTTCAGTTAATTCTTTCTCTCTAGCATCTTGTCTTAACTCTCTAAACTCTTTTTCATACTTTGAGATGATTGTTTTTTTCTGTTCACTAGTGAGACCTAATTCTTGTAGTTCAACATCTCTTAGTTTTCCTAAGGTTTGTATCAATCTTTCAACATCTACATCAGCCTGATTTTGTTCTATTTCAACTAGAGCTTGATAATCTGATAATTTCTTTTGTCTCTTTTCTTCGAAATCTTTTTCTAACTCTTCTTGTACTTTTTTGTTATTCTCTTGTTGTGCAAGCAAAAGTTGAGCACCTGTTAATTTCTCTAACTCTAATCTTCTTTTCAGTAGGTCCTCTAAAATGTCTTCACTTGTATTAGCTTTATTAATCTCTAATTGAATTTCAGCATCAAGTTGTGCTTTTCTTTTTTCTAAAGCTTTCTGTGCACCATCATCTGCACCTTTGTCTCTTTTCTTTCTACCAGCTTCAGCAATCCTTGTTTTTTCTTGTTCTCCTTCTAATTCAATTTGTCTACCTAATTCAATCTCTTTATTGAATAATTCTTGTTTCCTCGCATTGAATTTATTTATCTGATTAATTCTTTCTTCCTCTGATATGCTGAGTTCTGATGCTGTTTTTCTTCTAAATTTAGCTTCGTCTGCAGCTGCTTCGTTTGCCGCTTTCCTTGTCTCTGCAAGTTGTCTTTCTAAACCTGCTTTTCTAATCTTGAAAATTTCTACTTCACCCTTACCGGCTTGTTTAGCCCTTTCAATATCAATCTTTGTTTGTTGGTCAATTCCAGCGGCTATATCATCGTATAATTCTTTCTGTCTTTCAAGTGCTCTATTATAATCTTCAGTCCTATCTTTAGCCTGCTTCATCGCATCAATCAACTCACTAATCTTTCCTACAATCATTGTGACGAGAACTACCAATCCAATGAAAGGGAGAGTTAGTAAAACACCCCTCAATATTTGTGCAGACACGGTTAAAGCCCTTGTGGCTTGTGTCATTAATGTTGTTGTTACGGTGTTAGTTGCTTTAGCTGTAGTATCAGCTTCAACAGCAACTGTATTTCCTACTTGAGCTGAGGTATTGGTTTGAGTTGCTAAGGCATTAGCTCTCTGTGCTAAGGTGTCTTTTGATAC